TCAATCAGTCAGCTACATGCCATTCGGCGGTTCACTGTCCTACGGCAGTTTTCAGCGAGCATTGTCATTCTCTCTGAGGTGTTGCGCTACGCTCAGATCATCCGGGAGCGACCCGGCCTCTGGTGGAACATTGCGGTCCTGCCCCGCTTTAGCACTTAGAGCAATGTGCCCTTCGCTTGCTGTGACCTCCCCGTTTCGGGGTGCCTATGTTCCGCATGCCCCCGTCTTTCCGGAGTGTCAGCTCCGTGGCCTTTGGAGCGCATTGTTTAATGTCCGTGAAGGACCATGCTGCCGCATGGAGGGCGCGACCCTCCGGCCCGGATGTGTGGGCTGATGCGCTCGTGCGGCGTATTTCGCCGTTATTGCCGCCACGGACGCGGGCGGATAAGGAGGGGAAAAAGAAGTATGGAATACGCCTTTATCCTCGGAAGAATGTACCGTGTCTGCTTGTCTGCTGCACATATTCTTTTCTTCCTTCTTTATTATACCACAATATCTTGTGTTTGTAAATCGAATTACAGATTTTTATATCAATATATTGTGTTTTCAGGAGTTGTCAAACGCCCTCCGCACCATATCTTGTATCTGATCGCTTGTATAAAGGGTTTCTTCTGTTCCTCCCTTCTTGCACCAAAAGTCTGCATCCGTCATGCATCCAGTGACCTTGCACCGCCCCCATGTTCGGCCGTCTTCTCCTATCACAGGCTCGTTCGACCACCACTTACACGCGGCGCAGGGTATCGCTTCCACTTTCATCTCTTTCCCTCCTGTCCATTTCCATCACCGCCAGAATGGCATAGTTCGCAAGATCCATCAGCGTGTCCCGGAGTGATTCGTCTTGCACCTGCTGGCTATCGCCTCGCGTCAGTGCCTTGACACGGTTCAGTTTGTCCGAAAGCCGAATACGCACCATCGGCCAGCCTTCTTCCGCGAAGGTCTGGTGGAAGCTGTCTCCATAGTCGTGGTTTTTGCGTTCAAATAGCGTAGTTAGTTCTCCGCAGATCTTTTTGTGCAGCTGCACCTTCTGATCCATGTTGGCCTCCTCCTTATGTTTTGTCGGCTCCAACAAATCATCCACCACCTCATAGCCCATCAGGCGAGCGGCTTCGTTGGGGTGGGCTCTTGCGTATTCATGGCATGGCCTTTTTGTCCCTTTGTATTGCTTTATGGGTTCCCGAAGCTCGCAATAGTCGCAGTCTTTTTGACTATCGCAAAACTGCTCTAATGCCTGGTCAATGGTAAGTGAGATTTCACCCGTCTTACTCCGAAA